GGATCTTGTGGCAGGAAAAAATAAACCAACCAGTGCTGTTAATCAATCAAAAGATGCCTTTAAGAAAGGTGCAAATATTGTAAGAGTTCCTGATGCCCATGGAGGATTTACTCCAAAACCAGGAACTCCAAAGGGATCTTATATTATGATGACAAAAGACACAGCAAATAAATCGATTGATAATAATCCCCAACCAACAATGAGAGCACAAGGCAAGTCAAAAAGAACTAAAACACAACCAAAGAAAAAATGAAAACCTTCTCAGAATTTCTTCAAGAAGCAAAAAAAGCAAAACCCCCAGAGGAAGTTCTCAATAAAATCTCCCGTGCCTATGGTAAAAAGCACAGAGGAGTTAATCTTGATACATCACACTTATCCTCTGGTGATATTCGTCTTAATAATATTTGGGTGCCACCAGAAAAAAGAAATCAAGGAATTGGATCTCGTATAATGAAAGGATTATCATCATATGCAGATCGTCAAGGAAAAAGAATTACTCTTAATCAAGCACCAGAGAAAGGGAAAAAACAAAAATTAGCAAACTTCTATAAGTCTCATGGGTTTGTTCCCAATAAAGGAAGAAATAAGGATTTCACAACTAAGGATACTCATATAAGAAATCCAAAAACATAAATCTCATATATAAAATCGTTGTTGAATATACAAATATGAAAAAAAATCCCGCAGAAAATTTTACAACCCTAGAGGTCGATCCAATTTCTGGGGAATCCTATCTTACTATTCCTCAATGGATTTGTGATGAAAAGCAATGGTATGAGGGAACAGAACTTAATATAGAAGTTGAAAATGATTGTATCATTATTAGAGAGATCTCAAATTGACACCTTATAGATAATACGGTAGAATTGATTTGAATACTACCCATTATAATAATCAAGTTATTGGAGAAAACATGGCAAAAGGATTCACTGTAAAAGCAAAAACTCCCAAACCTTCAGAATCAACAGAAGAATGGGATTATGAAAAAGCAAAAGAAATGGTAAGAGGAAAGGCAATTGTCTTTTGTCTTCCTGGTAGAGGAGTCTCATATACTTATCTGAAGAACTTTGTTCAACTTTGTTTTGATCTTGTTCAGGCAGGTGCAAGTATTCAGATTTCACAAGATTATTCCTCAATGGTTAATTTTGCCCGTTGTAAGTGTCTTGGGGCAAATGTTCTCAGAGGTCCAGATCAACTTCCTTGGGATGGAAAACTTCAATACGACTGGCAACTCTGGATTGATTCTGATATTGTCTTTAATACTGAAAAATTTTGGCAATTGGTTCTGATGGATAAGGATATTGCCTCAGGATGGTATTGTACAGAAGATGGGCGCACGACATCAGTGGCACACTGGATGGAAGAAGAAGACTTCCGTAATAATGGTGGTGTTATGAACCATGAGACCCTAGAGAGCATCTCTAAGCGTCGTAAACCATTCACTGTGGACTATGCAGGGTTTGGATGGTTACTCATTAAGAACGGTGTCTTTGAGCACGAAGATATGAAGTATCCATGGTTTGCTCCCAAGATGCAAGTCTTTGAGTCCGGAGAAGTTCAGGATATGTGTGGAGAGGATGTAAGTTTCTGCCTGGATGCAAAGGAAGCAGGATTTGAGATTTGGTGTGATCCTCGCATTCGCGTTGGTCACGAAAAGACTCGCGTGATCTGATACTAATGGCAGAATATTACAGTATTTTAGAGAATGGTGAAGTATTATATAAAAACCTTTCTCAAGACGAATACTTTGATATAATGGAGGACCTGTCGATTGAATTTTATCAGACAGGTTCTCCAAAACCTCAAGATCTTGAAACAAAAATTACGGAGTATTAAATCTTATGGCAGTACGATCAAAAGTGGGTCTTATGAAGGACGGCTTTATGCCGGGGAAACCTAAGAAGACTCGTCAAGGAAATGGAAAGAATACCAAGTATTCCTCGTCTTCTCGTAATGGAAAGCGTAAGGCTTATAGAGGTCAAGGACATTAAAATAGCACGTTGGATATATAAAGATGGTAAGTCAAAACCTGACAAGCGATGTAAAGGTATTTTGACACCTAAAAAATCCGCAAAAAGAAAAAATGAGTTGTTTAATAGCAAATCTTCCTTCTCAAGAAGTATGGGTTCGTAAAGAATATCTTACAGATCATCAAAGTGGGCATGAGGAATTTGTAAAGGGCGTCTGGGTATCAATCAAATCTATTCCTGGACGTGCTTTTTATTTTGAGACTTATTTGCCAGAATATGCGGCAATGTATGATAAATTACCTATCAGCGCCTTTGTCTCGAGACCTGAAACACCCTCACCAGACATGAGTCTACCAAACCTCCAGTTTTGGAATTGCATGGACTACGGAGTTGTCTCGGTAGATAAAAAATTCATTGGTTCAATGGATTTTGAGTGCTATACAAAAGATCATGGTAATGTGAAAGGGACTTATATTTGCACAATTGACAATTATCATCATGATCCTGACTATATTGATTGGGCAACAAGTGAAAATCCCGCAGAACACAAGTCACACAATCTAATTGAGCTTGAAAATGGTCAATATGCACTATATCCAAATAACAGATTACGCATTTATGACAATAGTTTGACTCCAAGTGACCCTAAAATGCCCGATTTTAAGGTTTCAACTCAATATTATCAAGTTGAAAATGGTTATGATAGACTTGGAATGGGTGGTGAAGATGAATATTTCTGGAAAACATCAAAAGAACGTTATCTTTTAGTTGAAAAAGACGAAGATAAATAAAAAATAGGGATAGAAACCCCTATAAAAGTTCTGTTTTTCATAAACAGGAGAAAAAATGGGCAATTCACCAGTTGATAGAGATGCAAAATATATGAGGGAAGTATGGGGGACCACAAGTTTAACCTCAGATTATTGGTCCTTACCAAATAAAACTGAAGATCCTGAAGAAAGAGTGCTTCAGGAAATTATGCACGATGATATTAAAAAGAATCAAAAAAATCTTCAAGAATAACTTATAAATAAGTTTAAGAAAACTCTGACTACAATGGCAATTAGGAGGATATCTAGAGCATTTAAGGATATTAGTTTATCATTTGAACCACATCCAATTACAAATGATCTTCCTATATTGAAAAATGAATCTGCAATACGCAGATCAGTTAGAAATATTGTGCAAACAATACCAACTGAAAAATTTTTTAATTCTTCTTTCGGTTCTGATGTTAGAGCAAGTTTATTTGAATTTGTCGATTTTGGAACTGCATCTGTAATAAGTGATCAAATTGAAATATCAATCAATAACTTTGAATCAAGAGTTGAAAATTTGCAAGTTGAAGTTCAACCATTACCAGATCAAAATGCATTTAATGTCATTGTAGTTTTTGATATTATCGGTCAAGAGTTTCCAACCCAAGAATATTCATTTCTACTAGAGGCAACAAGATAAAATGCCTTTTACAAAATTTACAAATCTAGATTTTGATCAAATAAAAGAATCTATCAAAGATTATCTACGCGCAAATTCAGATTTTACTGGATTTGACTTTGAAGGTTCTAATTTTTCAGTTTTAATTGATACTCTTGCATATAATACTTATATTACTGCATTTAATTCCAATATGGTTGTAAATGAGTCTTTTTTAGACTCTGCAACATTGAGGGAAAATGTAGTTTCTCTTGCAAGAAATATTGGATATGTTCCAAGATCTAGAACTGCAGCAAAAGCAACAATATCATTCACTGTTGATGCATATGGAACAGAAACTCCTACAATGGTCCTTAAAAGAGGATTAGTTTCTGTAGGTGATATTGATAATACATCTTATGTTTTTTCAATTACAGAGGATATTCAGGCATCTGCAGAGGACATTAGTTTCGATCAGGGAGGAAATACTATAAATGCCAGAAGATCGACATTTAGTAATATAGAAATACATCAAGGAACATTTTTAACTAAGCAATTTGTTTATGATGGATCATTGGACCAAAGATTTATTTTAAATAATTCATTTATTGACACTTCTACGATAAAGGTTTATATAAGAAAAGAAAATGAAGTTGGATTGGGTATAGAATATAATCTAGTTAATGATATATTTAATGTTGATGACACTTCTTTAATATATCTTTTACAAGAAGTTCAAGATGAAAAGTATGAATTATTATTTGGCGATGGTTTAATTGGTAGGAAATTAGAAACTGGAGAAATAATAACAGTAAATTATATTGTTACTGATGGTAGAGATGGTAATGGTGCTGGAGCATTTTCTTTTTCCGGAAATTTAGTTGATGATCTTGGAAATTCATTAAATCCTCAACCATTCACAATAACTACAAACTCATTTGCACAAAATGGTTCTGATATAGAATCAATAAATTCTATAAAATATTATGCTCCGAAGATATATTCAACTCAAAATAGGGCAGTAACTGGACGCGATTATGAAGCAATTATAAAAAAAATATATCCAGATACTGAATCCGTATCTGTTGTTGGTGGTGAAGAATTAGATCCTCCTGAATTTGGGACAGTTAAAATATCAATTAAACCTAGAAATGGTAATTTTGTCTCAGATTTCAATAAATCAAGAATATTATCTCAATTAAAGCAGTATTCGGTATCGGGAATAAATCAAAAAATTGTTGATCTTAAAATTTTATATGTTGAATTAGATTCTTTTGTATACTATGATGATTCTAAAATATCAACAGCAGAGACATTAAAAACAAAAATATCAAATTCTTTAACAAATTACTCTAGATCATTAGATGTTAATAAATTTGGTGGAAGATTTAGATATAGTAAGGTTCTTAGAACTATAGATGATACGGATACTTCTATTACATCAAATATCACTAGAGTAAAGATAAGAAGAAATATTACGGCATTATTAAATCAATTCACACAATACGAATTGTGCTTTGGAAATCAATTCCATGTCAATGAAAATGGATTTAATATTAAATCAACTGGATTTAGAATTTCTACAGATTCTGATGTGGTTTATTTAACTGATGTGCCAAACCCAGATATGAAAACTGGGACATTATCAATCGTTAAGAATTTGGGTGATGGATCTGTTCAAGTAGTCTCCAAATCTGCAGGTATTGTTGATTACATTAAGGGTGAAATTAATTTGGGGACTATTAATATTGTTTCTACATTAAAACCGAATAATATTATCGAAATACAAGCATTTCCTGAATCTAATGATGTAGTTGGACTTAGAGATTTATATTTGCAATTAGACATATCTAAAAGTAAAATAAATATGATAAAAGATGTTATCTCATCAGGAGATGAAACTTCTGGGACAGTATTTGTAAGAGATTTTTATACATCTAGTTATTCTAACGGACAATTAATTAGAGAGTAATATGATACAAACTGGGATTGAATCTAGAGTTAAGATTCAGGATATTATTTCCAATCAATTGCCAGAATTTATTTTGGATGAAAGTCCAAAAACAGTAGATTTTTTAAAGCAATATTATATTTCTCAAGAATATCAAGGTGGTCCGATTGATATTGCTGAAAATTTAGATCAATACTTAAAATTAGACAATTTAACTCCTGAAGTCATAGTTGATAGTACTACATTATTATCTGGAATTGGTGCAGATAATAATGTAATAAATGTTTCTAGTACAAAGGGATTCCCTCAAAAATATGGATTATTAAAAATTGATAATGAAATTATCACTTATTCTGGACTAACTACCAATACTTTTACTGGATGTATTAGAGGATTTAGTGGAATAACGACATATCACCAAGATTTAAATAAAGATGAATTATTATTTTCACAAACAGAAGCAGCAAGTCATAATATTAATTCAAGAGTACAGAATTTAAGTTCTTTATTTTTAAAAGAATTTTATAAAAAACTGAAGTATACATTTGCTCCAGGATTTGAAGAAAGAACTTTCGATTCTGATTTAAATGTAGGAAATTTTATTAAAGAAGCAAGGTCATTTTATGAGTCAAAGGGAACTGATGATTCATTTAGGATATTATTTAATGTTTTATATGGAGAAACTCCAAAAGTTATTAATTTAGAAGATTACTTATTGAAGCCATCTGATGCTGAATTTATAAGAAGAAAAATAATAGTGGCAGAAGCAATTTCTGGAAATCCACTATCTTTAGTTGGACAAACAATATTTAAAACAGATGATACATCAACAAAAGCATCAGTATCATCTGTCGAGTCATTCACTAGAAATAATACTCAATATTTTAAATTGACATTATTTGTTGGATATGATGACGAAAATCAAATTGAAGGTACATTTAAAATTACCCCAAGCACTAAATGTCTAGAAAGTGTTGAACCTGGTTCTAAAGTAATTTCAGTAGATTCTACAATTGGTTTTAGTAGAACTGGAACCGTTGTTTCTGGAAATAATATAATTCATTATACTGATAAAAATGTCAACCAATTCTTAAATTGTTCTGGAATAATTGAAAAAATATCACCTACAGATAATATATTTTTATCAAATGAAACTTATTTTGGATATGAAGATGGAGATTCTGATAAAAAGGTTGAATTAAGATTGACTGGAGTATTATCAGATTTTGAGCAAATATCCACTTCAGTCCTTGTCGATGAGGGTCAAACACTGACAGTAAAAAATCTTGGAGATAATATAAAAAATCCAGAATCAAATAAAACATACAAACAAATATTTGCAAATTCTTGGATTTATAACACCAGTTCTTCCTTTGAAATAGAAAACTTTTCTGGATCTAATGTAATATTAAAAGATGTGGTTGACAGATCCCAATTAAAAAAAGGAGATAGAATAGAAATTATAGATAAAGATGCTGGTTTAGTCGTCTATCCCACATCCACTACAGATATTCCATATGTTAATGATGAAATTTCATTAGAATCTAAAACAATATCTTTATCTAATTTTAATTTTTCTGAAAATGCAAATTCAAATTATTCACTTAGAAGAAAAATTAATAAAGCAAATGGTAAGTTTGTCCCATTTAAATATGGAAATGAATCTTTAATTTCAGATGTTCAAAATGTTTATACTGATGATCAGTATGCATATATAGCTTCAAATTCTCTCCCATCATATGGAAATGGATTTACTAATTTTTATAATTATCAACTATCTAAATCATTAAATCAATCAATAATTAACCCCTCTTCAGGAAGTTTAATAGACCAAGATCCTTCAACAAATTTATATACTACAGTTTCTTTTGATAATCCAGTTCCATTTATCACCGGAGAAAGAATTTTTTATCAACCAGTTGGAGAAATATTGGTTGGTTTAGAGACTGGATCTTATTATGTAAAAGTTTTATCCAATCCAAGAAATATAAAAATATTTAATTCTCCCACATTTATTGATGATGATTCAAATTCTCTTAAATTTTCATACCCATTATCGGGAATTGGTACACATAAATTTTTATCATATTCTCAAAGATCTGGTCATATTAATCCATCAAAAGCACTAAAGAAATTTCCATTAAATCCAAATATTAAAAATGGAGATAGTGAAAAGACTATACCAGGACCAACTGGTATGTTAATTAATGGTGTTCAGATTTATAATTATAAAACTTATGATAAAATTTATTATGGTCCTATTGAAAAAGTAACAGTTTTAAATGGAGGGAGTGATTTTGATGTGATAAATCCACCTCTAATTGAAGTTTCTTCTGGAGTTGGAACAACCGCACTAATTCAACCAGTTATAACTGGAAGTATATCTGATATTTTAGTTGATTCTCAAGATTTTGATATAAACCAAATTTTGTCGGTAAATGTAACTGGAGGAAATATATCTGGTGGATCATTTGAACCCATACTAATAAAAAGAAGGAGGGAAATTTTATTTGATGGTAGATCAACTACAAATGGTGGTGGTATAAGCACAACCACAAATCAACTTACATTTCTTACGGATCATAATTTATTTAATGGTGAAGAAATAATCTATAGAAATAACGGAAATCCTAACATTAGTATTGGGATTGGTTTATCATCATTGGTTAATAATTCATCTTACTATGCAAAAGTGGATAATAATAGTACTATAAAATTATTTGAATCATTTGATGATTATCTTGATGGATCAAATCCTGTAGGATTTGCAACGACAAGTCTTAGTGGAACTCATAAATTTTTAGTTGGAGAACTAAAAAACACTATTTCTGAAATAAAAGTTGTTGATGGTGGAAATTTAACTAATAGGAAGCTTTTAGTAAAACCTTCCGGAATATCAACATCAGACTATTCAATAAATTTTAATGATCATGGATTTTCAAATGGAGATATTGTAGAATATAGTCCTGTTGTTGGATTGGGAACAACTCAACCCCAACAAATAGTGGGATTATCAACCGAAAATCAATATTATATTTTAGAAGATAATAATAATTCATTCAAATTGTGCGATGCTGGAATTGGTGGCACAATAATTTCCAATTTTGAACAAGAAAATTTTGTTAAGTTTACATCTACTGGCACAGGATTTCAGCAATTTAAGTATCCAGATATACAAGCAACAATAGAATTTACTTCAGTTGGTCTTGGAACTACAACACAGCCACAAGCAGTTACTGCAACTCCAGTTGTAAAAGGGACTATTTCAAGCATTTACTTATATGAATCTGGCACAGGATATGGATCATCAATATTAAATGTTGAGAGAAAACCTTCATTTACAATAAAAAATGGAAAAGAAGGTCAAGTTGAACCAATTATTACTAATGGATCTATTACTGAAGTAAATCTTCAATTTGGGGGATTTGATTATTATTCAATTCCAGAGTTAAAAGTCTTTGACCCAACAGGATCTGGAACAGGTGCTAAACTTCGCGCCACTATCTCAAATGGTAAGATTGATGACGTAAAAATTATTAATTCTGGTATAGGATACTCAACATCAACAAGAATTGATGTCATTTCTAGCGGATCTGGTGCTGTTTTAGATTCTAATATTAGATCATTATCTGTGAATGAAGTTGAAAAAAATCCATTATCAAAACAATATGAAATTTATAAAGATTATGGAGATGGTCTTGATTATTATATTGCTGGGTATAATTCAGAATTAAGGAATTCATTTCAAGAATCTGAAGATCAAATTTCTGGAATAATTGGTTGGGCATATGATGGAAATCCAATATATGGATCTTATGGATATAATGATCCAAATAATGTAAACTCTGGAATAAAAACTTTAACATCAAGTTATGTTAAAAGTTTAAACAATATTTTTGACAGACCATCTGGATTTAACTTAGGATTTTTTGTTGAAGATTGTAGATATGATGCATCTGGTGATCTTGATAAAAATAATGGAAGATTTTCTAAAACCCCAGAATTTCCTAATGGAGTGTATGCATATTATGCTACTATAGATTCATTAACTGGAAATCCAAAGTTTCCATATTTTATAGGAGATTCTTTTAGATCAAATACTCTAAAAGAAAACGAAACATTAGACCAATACTTTGATTTTAATGATTCAAATTTAATTAGAAATACATTTCCATATAAAATCTCAGATCAATTTTCAGATAATGATTTTATTATTGAAACTAATGAAATTAAGAGGCAAAAAATAAGTGTTGAATCAGTATCTGAAGGTTCTATAACTGGATTCGATATTATTAATTCTGGGGATAATTATA